CAGGTAGTACTTGCCGAAGACTACGAATGCGTCAGCAATCTCGGGATGGGCAAACACAATCACCAATGCCGCAATGTCTGTCTTGCTGGCCAAGTCCAGGCCCACCCAGCAGGGCTGGCCAACAAAGGACTCGATGTCTAGGTCCTGATCAGCACAGGCGTCCCACGAGCGCATGTCCATCCATGCGGTGTCGGCATTGACCCACTCGTTCAAGTGTTTGGTCTTGAAGTTGTTCATCGCACTGGGCAACTGCATGGCCTTGGCCTGCAGCGGTCCCAGGATTTCCGGGCGCACAGAGATACCCCAGTTGGGGTTGGCCTTCATCAGCGAGTCTTCGCTGGTCCAGTCGTCCCCGTCATCCAGCCCGTAGACGATGCCAAACTGGCTGTCATCCTCGAACACGCCATCGAGCAGTCGGGTTACAAAGGTGCGTACCTCGTAGCAAATGCCTGCGCGATTGCTGCCAGCGGTGGTGATCACCCACAGAAGTGAGTTGTCTCGCTTGCCGGTACCGGTCTCAACCACGTCGTAGACGGTGCGAGTCTTATGGGCGTGCAGTTCATCAATGCAGCCGAAGTGAATGTTCAGACCGTCGAGCGTAGATCCCTCTGCCGAGAGCGCTTCAAACTTGGAACCGGTATGCAGCACGTTCATGTTGTGCGCACCAACGTTGACAGAGAACCGGCTGCGAAAGCCCAGTGACCTGCGCGCCATGGTCTGCGCATCACCAAACACAATGCGCGCCTGGTCGCGGGTGGTGGCCAGAGAGTAAACCTCTGCACCACCTTCACCATCGGCGGCCAGCATGTACAGCGCAAGCGCAGACGACAGGGTCGACTTAGCGTTGCCACGTGGCACCTCAATGTACGAGCGCCGAAAGCGGCGATTACCGTCAGGCTTGACCCATCCAAATACGGTGGTCAGGATGAACACCTGCCAAGGCTCCAACTTGATCGTTTCGCCTGCCAGCGGCCCCTTGACGTGGGGCAGGCGTTCAATGAACGCGCACAGGTTGTCAGCGGGATGGAATTCCCGCCCGTCCTTGTCGGTGAGCTTTGGGTTGAACTGGTAGGGACTTGCCTTACCCTTGAACTTTGCCAGATCGTTCAACTGCCGTTGGCATGCTCGCTGGACCCATTTGCAGGTCAGGATGTCACCGGCAACGACTGCCTGCGCATACTTGCGGGCTACTGCTGCGTAGCTTTGCTGCCGACCTTGACCCTGTACATCCATGTGTTTACATTCATTTCTTCTTGGGTTAAGATGTACATGTACATCCAAAAGGGGTTCACCATGGCCAATACCAAACTTTTCAAGAACGGCAACTCGCAGGCCGTTCGCATCCCCGCAGAACTTGCCTACAGCACGTGGGACGTTGATCTGGTCATCGAGCGCCAAGGAGACGAGTTGCGCATCCGCCCGGCGCAGCGCCGCATGGGCGATGTGCTGGGAAAACTTGCCAAGTTCTCACCAGACTTCATGGCCCAAGGCCGAGGCGAAAACGTCGAGGGCGAACGCGAAGCTTTATGAATCCAAAGTACATGCTCGACACCAACATCTGCATCTACCTCATGAAGCACCAGCCGCCTGAGGTGCGCGAGCGATTCGCCCAGTGCTTTGTGGGGGACGTGGTGATTTCAGCGGTGACTTTGGCTGAGCTTGAATTTGGTATCGCGTGCTCAAGCACTGCGGCTCAGGATTCCAACCGGTTGGCTCTGGAAAGCTTGCTCGACGACATCATGGTTGCGCCTTTTGATGCACAAGCTGCCAAGGCCTATGGCCCCATCCGAGCTGCCTACAAAGATCGCAACCGCGATGCTCTGGACAAACTCATCGCATCCCATGCGGTCGCTTTAGGGGTGACACTGGTCACCAACAACGAAGCGGACTTTGTGAACTACACCGGGCTGCATGTTGAAAACTGGGTCAGCAACCACTGAGATCAAATCTCTTTGATCCAATTCACTATTTCATAAGGCCACTTTCATGACCAGCACACCAGATATAAATTCAACTGCTGTGGCTCAGGACTGCCTGGATCAAGTGCGACTCACGATGGACGAGGAACAAATGCAAAAGTTCATGGCGCTTTTAGATGCCCCACCGGTGGACAAACCCAAGTTGGCCAAACTAATGTCCACCCCATCGCCTTGGGAACAAAAAACGGTTCAGCGCTGATCAACAACAAGCTGACTTCAGCCTGCAATATCGGCCCATGGATCCAGATCAACCTGCGTATCTGTGGGCTGTGTGATGCGCGAACGCGACGCTGGCGTAAAGCCCATCTCCACCGCTGCCTTGGTCATGATCTGCGCCTGCTTGTTCGCGATGGCCAGGTACGGCGACTGCATTGGCACACCGGTGTTCGGCGCTTTGATCAGCAGGCCCGTCTTGGTGATTCCGATCTGGGCCTTGCGGTACAGGTCAGCGGCGCAGGACCAAACCTCCAGCACCGACATATCGAGCTTGCGCAGCAAATGCTCAGGCGCGCTGTCAATGGCATAGCGCCAGGCCTGCTTGGCTCCGTCCGACATGTACTCGGGCGGCGCAACCAGATCCCCTTGGGGCTGCGGCTCATGCGGGTTGGTCCTGCACTTTTGCAGGGTTCCCCTGAGCTTTTTGATCTCCGTGGGGAGTGGTTTTCGTCCGGCCATCTGGGTTCAGTCGTTGGTAATCGCTAATATGGAGGCTTCAAACCCACCGGAAAACTCCCAGTGCGCAAAGCCGACGTCATCGCAAAATGCCTCGTTCAGTCCGCTCTGGCGGCTGATATGAAAGCTGGGCGTGAGGCGGTACGATCTGCTTTTGACAAGAGCGTGACGGACAAGAGCTTTTCCAAATGGAACAGCGTCGTTGAAGAAAACGTCGCCAACTCCATCATTCGCTCGGTGGGGAAATCCAAAGCCATCAATATCGAAAAGTTCATCGCCGATCTCAACTGATCGGCTCTTAGCCCCGACCGGCGAAGCCCGGCATTAGGCTGCCTTCGGGGTATCCCCCCTAGGTTTCAATTTGCACGCGCAAAAATCTTGGCAGGCGCACGCATCTTTGGCCGCCGTCTGTAGAGATTCAGACCCCCCCGGGGGGGTAGTCAGCCTCGCCTTGCGGTCTCACGCGCCGTCTTTCGGTTGTGACATGAGACGCACAGGCCTTGGAGATTGGCCCAGTCAAAGCGCTCGCCGCCGTCCTTGAGGGGCCTGATGTGGTCAGCAACCTTGGCTGCCACCACCAGACCCGCCCCCTTGCACGCCACACACAGCGAGTGTTCGCGCAGGAACGCAGCACGTACCTCACGCCAGCGCACCGACTGATAGAAGCCCACCTCGGCATCAAAGCCACGCCTGGCACGCCCGTAGTCACGGTGCACCTGGGTGCGGTGCTGATCGCAGTAGCCCGGCCTGTCCAGCACCAACGCACAGGCGGGATGTCGGCATGGAGTTGGGGCACTGCGGGGCATAGCGGCTTATTCCCAACTCATTCAAAAAACTAATCGGATTTGATGCAGATAAAGCTTGGCTTCACTTGGGTTCAGAGCGTTCATAGGAACGTCATCAACAACCCAAGGAGCTTTGCAAATGACCTACACCACACAGTTCACCGTCGACGAGGTCGGGTTCATCCAGATCGCGCTCACCAAGGTGCTGGCAGCAGCCGCACGCGGTGAGCTTGACCTCAACCTGCTGGCCCGCGAAGAGCTGGCCTCACGCGGCCTTGACACCCAAGGCGAGTGGGTCGGCTTTGACCGCGCCCGCCAGATCCACCAGGTGCGGGGAGCCAAGTGATGGACGCTAAACAACTGGAGCGTCTGTTCAACCAAATCGCCGCAGAGCATCTGCACATCGACACGCTGGCCACTCGCAACAGCGACCGCCTGGACTTTCATGAAGTCAGCGTCTGGGGCCTCAAAGAAGCCCTGCAAGCCGCCTTCACGGCTGGCCAGCAATCCAAACAAACAAACCAAGCAACCTGATACCGGAGATCAAAATGAAACTCACACCCAGCCAAACCTTGCTTCTCAACGCGGCTTCCATTCACCCTCAGCAATTGCTAACCGACTTCCCGCCCAACCTCAAAGGTGGCGCGTTGATCAAGGTGCTGACCAGCCTTGGCAATGAGGGCCTGATCCGACCCCACAGCAAAGGCGCTGCGGGCTCGACCCGCTTTGCCATCACCGTCGCAGGGTTGCAGGCCATCGGCATTGAGCCGCCAGCCAAATCCAAACGCGAAGGCAGCAAGCAGTCGGTGCTCATCGAATTGATGAAACGCCCCGAGGGTGCAACCCTTGCGCAAATGGTGGAAGCCACCGGTTGGCAGACGCACACGGTGCGCGGCTGCATGGCCGGGACTTTGAAAAAGAAACTGGGCCTGACCATCGACTCCGTCAAGGAGAGCGGTGGTGAGCGGGTCTACAGGGTCTCACCCTCTAGCTCGCTCCCCACAGCATCATCTAAAACCGACTGACCTTGCGGCGAAAGATCCGCAAACGCTGAGCCATCCGATTCACGGGTGGCTTTCTGTCCTGTGAAGTCCTCCCAACGCTTGACGATCACGTCCACGTACTTGGGGTCCATCTCCATGAGGCGCGCCTGGCGATTGGTTTTCTCGCAAGCAATAAGCGTCGTGCCAGAGCCACCAAACAAGTCGATCACGATGTCGCGCGTCTTGGATGAGTTCTTAATGGCACGCTCGACCAACTCCACCGGCTTCATCGTCGGGTGCAGGTCGTTCACGCGAGGCTTGTTGTAATTCCAAATGTCTGACTGGTCGCGGTCGCCGCACCAGAAGTGTTTAGCGCCGTCTTTC